AGTTGTAAGTCATTCTTAATAAGAACTCATAAACAAACGTCAATTTAATTGATGGTTTAAATCCACCAAAATCAACAAACTTTTCTTTTTTAATTACCATACCTGCGGTTTGAAAATTTTGGTAATCCAACAAAGTTTCATTGTTTAAATAACCCATTTCTTGTGTAAAGTTTGCGGCAAATGTTGCTTCGTTTGTAAATCCTGCAAATGTACCTTTGTTATCAACATCAACAACAATTGGTAAAAACGCATCAACATCAGGGTAAATTTCTGAATATTTTAAAACATTATCAAACCAAATATTTGAATACTCATCATCAAATTCAAAAAACGATATCCACTGACTTTCAGATTGCTCAACACCAAATGAAATTTGTTTTTGAAAAGACGGTTCACCGACATACTCAATAAGTTTTACATTTAGACTTTCAAAGTCATAATTTTTTAATTTAGTAACTAATTGTTCTTCTTGAGTATGAACAATAATTAATTCATTAAATGTGGTTTTTTGAATTTTTAATGATTTAATGGCACTTTCAAAGTATTCATCAAAATCTTTTGCCAATGCTGATTTGATAGGTAGTATTATTGATAAATTAAGTTTCTTTTCCATAATTATACAGTTTCTTGTGTTACTTGGGCTTCAAAGGCCTCTTTACGTTTATTAATGAAGGATTCAAATGTGTCAATAACTGACGTTTTAAAATTTTCTTGGTTTGTGAATTTTTCTGCGGTATTAAATCCTTCGGTGTACAAATCTTCTAAGACGTTATCCTCTAACCATGTTTGAACAACATCGGCAATAACATCAACCATTTGATTTTGATTTTCAATCCAAATACCATTTTTTTCTGACATCCAACTTGGTTTTAGATTTGGTACTTTACCAACAACTGGTACACCACTTTTCATACATTCTAAAGGAAATGTTCCAAATCCTGATGTTGGGTCAATCCAAACACCTAATAAACAATCTTGTAATCCTTTAGCAAAATCATCTTGAGATAAACCTCTTAAATCTTTAAACGTAAAGAATCTATATTGTGGGTATTTCAAATAAAATTGTTTGATAATGTTAAGTCCTTCTCTTTGTTCACGAGCTGAAACACCAATTAATGTTTTGGCAGGAAATTTAGAAGGTTCAAAATTTGTGTGTAATGTTGGTTCTATAATATCAACAGATACATGTCTCATTAATGAGGTAATATAATCTTTTTGTTCTTCAGATGTTGTAATACACTTAAAGAAACCATATTGTTCCCAAGTACCACCAGGTGCCAACGTTTCCAAAATATGGTCATACGCTTGACACAAAACAATCTTACCACAAGGTAGATTTTTAACTTGTTCCATAATAAAACCAAAAATTTCTGGAATAACTAAAACATCTTCAGGTGCAATTGCTAAATTCTGACCCTCCAAAGTTTGATGTTGTAATTCATCATAAGAACCTTTTAACCAAGATGTAACTGGTGTGTATTCTTTCTTTTCATACAACATAATAACATTATGTCCATTTTCTTTTAAAGTTAACGCCATTTCGTAAATGTATCGTATTGAGGCTTTGGCGTTTCCTTTTGTGTCCTGAACAAAAAAATAAATTCTGTTTAATTTCTCGTCAATGTTTTTAATTGACACTTTGATTTTTTCAATCATTTCGTTTTCCATATACTTATTACTTAAAATTTTTCAATTAATTTATTTACCAACATTGTGTTCCACGCAATTTTAAAAGGTATTGTAAGTTGTGATGAAACTTTATTAGCCAGTTTTTCATCAATGTCTTCATTTTCACTTAAAATTACTTCTGTTAATGTTTTAATCATTTCATATTTAACAATAGAAATGTGTTGTTCAGGTTCTGTAGACGCTGATACTGGTGTAGATTGAATATTAACATATTTGTCAATATTATCTAAATTTATGTAGTAGTTTTCACCAAAAAGTGTTATCATATTTCTATTAAGGTTTCAATTTTTTTATCCAAATCTTTTAATGTGGTAATAGTGTGTTCACACTCCGTTGTTAAATTATAGGATGTTTCGTATTTTATTAAAGTTTTGTTTTCAGTTTGTATTAATAAATCAGGATTTGATGTTAATAGAATATCAAATTCGTCCCATATTTCATTTTTTGTTAGCTGATTATAAAATAATACTTTTTCAATCTCACAACCAAATTTTGATATAAAAAATAAAGTTGCTGGTTTTGTTTTTCCAATTTGTTTTGAAATTAATAAAAACTTTACATTATCTTTGTATTTTACAATTAAATCATTTAAATCATAAAAGGTAGACATTTCACTTGATGGTGAATGACCAAATATTTCCATTGCAAATTCTTCATACATAAAAGACAAATACTCTTCATCTGTTTTAAATTTAAAATGGTTTGAATATTCGGGCGTATTATAGGGTGTGACAATTTCATATTTAAAATCATCATCAACTAGTTCTAATTCATCAATAAAATATTTTTGATAAATCTGTTCTATCTTGGTAAAAGTGTCTCTTAATACACCATCAATGTCTATTGCAATTCTCATTCTTCGTATTTACTTAAAATTTGTGAAATCAATGGGTTTCTAACGATATCTTTATCATTAAATTCAAAAACACCAATATCGTTTACACTTTTAAATTTTTCAATTGCGTCCCATAAACCTGATTGTGTTTTATCTTTATATCTGTCAGTTTGTTCTAAATCACCTGAAATAAAAAACTTACTTTTAAAACCAATTCTTGTTAATAAAAGTTTCATTTGTTTTGGGGTACTATTTTGAGATTCTTCAAAAATTAAAATTGAATTGTCAATGTTCATACCTCTCATATATGCCAAAGCAAATACTTCGATTGCTTCAATATTTTTTAAATGTTCTCTTTTATCTTTACCTATAATTTTATTTAATAGATAGTAAGATGGAAAAATATACGGGTCTAATTTTTCCTCAACATTACCTGGTAAAGCTCCAAGTTTTTCTTCAGCTTCAACCGCAGGTCTAACAATAATAATTTTTTCATACGGAGTTGTTGGGTCTGCAAGTAAATCCACAGCCGCTTTCATCGCAATGTAACTCTTACCAACACCAGCCGGACCTGAACATATGACTATTTGATTTTTTTGTAATAAATCATAATATAATCTTTGATTTTCGGTTAAAAATTTTTCTTTTGTTGGTCTTGAAATTATAGATGTGATAATTTCTTTTTTAGATTTAGACGTAAATTTTGTATCTCCACTAAAAATAGTTGGTTTTGTAGAAACAGTTGGTTTCTTTCTTGGTTTTTTTTCCATTAATTATAATTTATGAAAATTAATGATAAAAGAAACATTAAAAATTAACGTATACTCCTTTAGGCGATGTACCTTGTTTAAAGAATTTTACTTTTTCACCAAAATCAAAAATTAATTCTTTAACTACTTTCATGTTTTTTATAAATTCATCACTTTCAATAATGTAGACAGTGTAACCTTCTTTTAAAAAGTCTGACACCAATTCAAATTTTGGTGATTCTGTAATATCAATAGACATGTCTTTATATCCAATACCTGTAAACACAAAAGGTATTGTTTTGTCAGGATTTAAATTTATAAAATGTTTTTTAATAAATTGATGATGATTTAAATTAAAATCTTCATTAACAAATGGTAACACAAAATCTAATTTGTTATCATTGGACACTTGACCTAATACTCTATTTTCTGTTGGGACCCAAGGACCACCAACACCAAATCCAAAATTAAAATTATTATTGGATATTGATTTATTATATCCTAAACCTTTAAGTAATAATTTTGTTTCATCTGAAGTTCCACAATTTAACATTAATTCACCTATAAAATTGGCAAAATTAATTTTATTATGGATAAAAGAACTATGGGCTAATTTGTAAATTTCGGCAGACTTACTTGTCATTGAAATGACATTCAAATTTTTATTTTGTTTTGGTTGGAATATGTCTGTAATTGTATTAATTACTTGTAAATCAAGACTACCTATTACCATTGTTTCTAAGTTGATTAGAGATGATAATATGTTGTCAGACTCAACAATTAGAGGGAGGTAACAAACACTCAAATTCATTGGGTTTAATATCTCCATAATTTTTTTAGTGTCACCAGGATTTAATGTGGAACATATGACAAATGTTTTATTATATAATGGAATTTCATCTTCAAATGAAATTCCAAAATCTTCAACCACATTCATAACATTTTTTATGTCTAAAAAATTTGATGGTAAAATATTTGTATCAACACAACAAAAAATAACATCTGAGTTTTTTATGACTTCAACGTTATCACCATCAACATCAGAAACATAAATTTCATGTTGTTGTTCGGATAAAAAATTTAATAAATTTAGACCTAAATTACCAACTCCAATTATACCAATATTCATATTTTAATCCATTTATCACAATATAAGTCATTAGTATTTAAATGTGAATTAGAAATACCAAACCATTTAGATGGAATAATTACTTGTTTATTTTCATTATTATTTAACCAAGCTCCCCACCAACTAAATGTTGAATTGGCAATTATATTGTTTTTACACATAGACATTAAATACAAATCCTCATAATCTTGATTACCTGATATAAATGTTTTGTTATTTAAAAAACTAAAATTTTCTTCACACCATTTAATTTCGTCAGAAAATATAACATAGTGTTTATCTTCACCAATAAGTTTAATTGCGTCTGTATAATATTCAATTGGTTGAGTTGGGTGATATGTTGGTAACCCTAAATAATCACCTCTTCTAACATGAATTGAACAAGTATCGTCATTTATAATATTTTTATATTTTTCTAATAAACGAGTATTTGTTTCATTATCAATTTCAAAAAGTTCTAACAATTTATTTCTGTAGTTTATAAAATATTTTTCACTTTGAAAATGACCGATTAATTTAATGTTACCCTCAATTTTTGGTATAGGTGTGTAGTGAAACCCACCTTCACCAATATGTTTTAAATTTACTAAATTATCTAAAAATTTTACATTTCTAAAAATATTATCAATGTAAATTGTGTATGGTTTGTGGGGTGATTGTGTGTCTGTTATATCACATATCATTTCTTTTTTATCTCTTAATGACACACTATACGTTGCAGCAATTTGAAACAACATATTTCCCAACCCTCCCATTAATTTAGATGATACTATTTCCATGAATCTAAATAATTTTTGTTATTAACATGATTTATTTCTTTCCAAATGTCTTTATTGTATAATGAACTAATTTGATGTTGGTGTACCCTGTTAGTCACTAAACAATTAGAAAGTATTGTAGGTAAACCATATCTAACATACAGTTGATGGTACATATCACAATCCATTAACATTGTTAAGTTTTCGTCAAAAAGACAAGGATTATAATTTCTAAATGATAATACAGACGGGGAACTAATTGTATTTACACCTTCTTTAATTCTGTCGTTCCAACGTGGTGTCATTTGGTTTGAGTGAGTTAAACCATCATCATGGGTATGATTACATCCACACACCAACCACATACACTCATTGTTTTCAAATTCCTTTGAAATTAATTCTAGTGCCCTTTTGTCATACAAATAATCGTCTTGAAATATAATTTTGATAATATCTCCATCAGCATTTATAATTGAGTTGTTAGTGTTCGCGGGACCATTACCTAATAAGTTTTTATTTTTAAAATATTTTATTTCAAATTTAGTAGAATATTCGTCACATAATAATTTAATTTTGTCATCTTTACTGTGGTCGGATATTATGACATTAAAATTTTTATATGTTTGAAATAATAAAACCTCAAAGTTATTTTTTAAAAATTCAACTCCTTTACCATATTGTTCCCATGTAGGTATACAAATTGATATTTTCATTTTATTTTTTCTTTAATAGAAAAATACTATTGGAATCAAAATCAGTAAAGTCTTTTAATAAATCATATGTTAAAGTCCCAATAATATCGTATTCTTCCGTATTTAATTTTGAGACGATTTCATTTACTGCACCATGTACTTCGGGGCTATATTGAAAATCTAAATAATCGTCAAATGCTATGTATCCACCACTTTTAACCAAACCAATATAATTATAAAAATCGTTTAACACTCCATTTGTAGTGTGGTCTCCATCAATAAATAAAAAATCAACTTCATTAATTTCACTTTTAATTTGGTTAACTATATTAATATCTTGGGAATTACCTTGAAAATATTTAAAGGTACTTAATTCATTTTTAAAATTTGCAACATTTCTTTGTACCACTTCAGGATTAATGGGTTCTCCTAAATCCAAAGTAAAACAATTTGTTGGGTATATATGTGATGCAATTAATGAAATTGAGCCGCCAGCAAATGAACCAATTTCTAAATAATTTATTGGGTTTTTACCTAATTCGGTTCTAATGTCATACAATATGTGTATATGTTTATGGAATGTACTTCCTTCCATAGTTTGAGAAATATCATTAAGATTTAATAATGATTCTTTTGTTATTTCAAATGTATAATTGTTATTTTTGTTCATATCCTTCTTCTAAATGTTTACATGTTATTTTGTTAATTAAACAACCATGTCTGTTGATACTTCTTAAATAATCAGACATTCTTTTCCATAAATCAGCATCACCCGGTAAACCAACGTTACCTTCTTCTTCATAAACATTTCTATGTCTTAAAGGAATCTCCTTAAAATTTATACATACCGATGAATGAATTAAACCTTCTGGTCTTGGGTAAAAGTCACAAATTTCATCAGTAGAATTTACCTCAGGTAAAACTCTACCACCAACATAATGTGATTTTGTACATAACCATAGTGCTCCCGTTCTCTCAATTCCCATTTTAAGACTTGATAGATGATTTGGCTCCCATTCATCATCGTGGTCTAAATGACAAACATAATCATATCCCATCTCCACGGATTTATTTATTCCATAGTTATTTGCGGCGCAACCACCATATTTCCATACTAACCATTTATCCGTGTATTTGTCTCTTTCTGCAGCTACGGGTAAGTTTTCATAGTACATTCTTTCATTGTCATATGATGAACATATTTCCACAAATTCATCATTATTTTCATACCTGTCACCAATAACAAACACTTTAAAATTTTGATAATCTTGTGCAAAAATAGAATTTAATGCTTTTCTTAAATAAGATGGTGTTGAACCATCATTTCTTTGGTAGGTGGTAATTACTATACTAAAATTCATGATTTAGTTAATGGTTTGTAAATGTATGGATTAGGAAACCCTCTTTCGATAAAATTAGTTTCTAACATATTAGTGAATCGGTAATGACAAGACCATCTAATGGTGTCGTTTGTTATATCACCTGACGAGTGTATCAAGAGTGTTGAAAAAATAACAATATCACCCACTTCCATTTCAAATTGTATTGGTTCTCCCTCTATTTTTACGGAGGCAAAACCACCAACCGTGTTATAGGGTTGTGGACCTAATTTGTGAGTCTCAGGCCATATTAAAATTGACCCATTTTCTTTATTTACATCAACTAAAGGAACCCACACAACTAATGAGTCCATACTTGATAACATAGATGACCAATCTTGATGTGGGGGTGTTTTATAATAAACTTCTTCTTTTGCCAATTTAGGGTGATTAAAAAACAATACAGGTCGAGTACAAAGATTTGGTAATTCAATACCCAAATTTTTTATTGTATCAATTAATTTTTCTTCAACAGGAAGTTTGTAAAGTTCAATTAATCCTGTTTGAATTATTTTACCACAGTTAATAAAAATTGATTCGTGTTCATTGAATAATTTTATCATGTTGTCTTTAAATTCACCATCATAACCAAATCTATCAAATTGTATTTGAAAAATTCTTTCGGCCCCTTTTCTTAAATTATCAATGTAATCTTTTTCAAAGAAGTTTTTAAGAATTACGTATCCTTTTTCTTTAAGTTGTTGTTGCATAACCTATCCCCGTTTTACCAAAATTATTTCCATTATAAAACATAATCATTTCATCTTTTTTATTAATAATAAATGGATAACATGTCATAATGTTATCCCATTCAGATTCTGTTGTAATATCTAAATCAATGTCATTGTTTTTAACCCAATCAACACCGTTTAACGATGTTGCGGTTTTAATTCGATATGAATGGTCAATGTTGTCTCTATAATTGATTTTGTCTCTAATAGAGTACCACATTTTATATTTACTTTCATTTACAATAACTCTACATGCAGATATACCACCTTCGTTATTTTCTAAAGGAATTGAGACAATTCCTGTCGGAATCCAATCAATACCATTTAACGATGTTGCGTATTTTATATCGTAAGTTGGTTCCATCTTACCATCATGTTCAATCCAGTCCAAACAAGATAGATACCACATTTTCCACACACCATTTTCAATTAATATATTGACAGTGCCAATATAACCAGGTTCATCATGTGAAGTGTGAAAAATAGGTCCTTTAGAATATTTTTTCCATGTTTCTCCATTATCTTCACTAATGGCTAAACCTAAGTTGTTGTGGTACGGCACATCTATTCTCAAAGACCAACCTATATAGTACATGTACTTTTTATTTTCGTGTGTTACAATGTCCGTTGGCATAACTCCTGCCCAATCAAAAGAACCTTTATTGCCTAAATTTAAAATAGGGTTAACCGATTCTTTTATTATTTTAGATGGGTTGGATTTATCAACGTCAATATACATTGGGTTACTTTTACCATCAATTCTGGTTGAATAGTAGATTCTATAAAAATCATCATATTCATCAACTACAGGTAATTGAGCGTAATGTTTGTTAAAGATGTTACCTTTCTTTATCCACATATTAGTAAACTTCAATTGATTGTTTATCTTGTTTCTTTGCGGGTGAACCCATATATAATCCATCTGCTTCGGTAGATTTTGTTATAACTGCACCCATTGCTATTAATGAACCCTCCCCAATAGTTAACCCATCTCTAATTGTTGAATTTACACCGAACCAAGCTCTTTCTTTAACATGACAATGACCTGATAACACGACATGTGACGTAAAAAACACGTGGTCTTCAATTTTACTATGATGACCAATATGGTTACCACTCCACATAACAACATTATCGCCAATTTCGGTAAACGGTTGTAATGTATTATCTTCTAAAATAAAACAATTTTCACCTATTTTGTTTCCACATATTGTTGCCTTTGAAGAAATATAAGAAATATAGGTATATCCTTTTTTCTTACCTTCTTCGTAAATTCTTTTTCTGTTGTTATTCATTTTGGTGCCAGTTATTGGTGCAAAAAACAAATATTCACTTGGTGAATATATTTTTTCTAATTTTTCAAAAGGTACTACTGGTAATCCTTTGAATTCCGTAACTGACATATAATCTTCATTTACCGTGAATGCAACTATTTCATAGTTACTATCGTTAGTTAAATACCAATGTGTTAATTCTGCCAAATCATTTATACCAAAAACCACTACTTTATTTGTAAACATATGTTGTGTATTCATATAATCCATACTCATTTCTTATTATAAAATTTCTACTTAAATTATTTTTTAAAAACCAACCCAATTCATCTAATGAAACATGAAATAAATCTTTACGTTCCCAATCAACATGTTTTGACATTAAATTAAAAGCAATTCCTTTATTACATTTATTCCATAATTTTTTAATGACACTTGTAAAAAAATCCATCATTTCTTCTTGTGATAAATCTCTTTTTTCTGTAAATGTCCCATTACACACTATATAGTCAAAATTTGGTATATTTTCATTTTTTAAAATATCTAAACGATAAAAATCATTATTTGGAAATTTTAATTTACAAGTATTATAGAACCCATCATTTATATCTAATCCCGAATATTTTATGTTTTTTATTTTTAAAAATTCAATACGTTGATTTAACGATGCTGTCCCACATCCAAAATCTAATAATGTAATTGGTGTTTTTTCTTTTATCGATTGAATCATAACATCATATCTTTTATATGTGTCTTCCAATTTTGGCCAATCAACACCTAAATGGGTGTCACCGTGTTCTTTAAAACATTTATCATAATGTTCCGCTAATTTTAAATAACTCATATTAATTTATAATTTACAATTTGTTTTTGAATGTGTGATTTGTCATACCTAAATAACAAATCCAATATTGATGAATTTTTGTTATCAAAATCAACATTACCCATTTTTATAAAATTTAACTCAATGTTATCATTTTTAAAATCTTCTTTATTATACAAAGATTGACCACCTATTGCATTTATATATACATTTGAACCAAATTGTTTTGTTATTGATTTTAATCCTTCTTCTTTTTTTAAAGTTGTTAATCCATTTGAAGTGTTTATTATTTTGGTTTGTATATCTAAATAATTACATATTCTTTTTATTAAATTTAAATTAAATTCAGATATTGTTACTTCTCTATTAATGAATTCTGGTAATATTATATCATTCAAAATAATATTATAATTTGATTCTTTTGAATATAAATTTTTTAATGTTTTTAAAAAATTAAAAATGTAATTATTTTCAAAATTTACATATATTTCATTACATTTTTTATTTTGACTAGCTCCCCAAACATTTACATTTATTGGTGTATTATTTTTCAATATATTTCTCGTCATATAACTTCTTTTCATAAATGATACATGGTCTAAATTTACATACGTATTGACACAATGTATAAGTTGAAAATACCCAATATATGGAAAAAAATATGGTTGCATTATCCCAATTTTCATATAAAATTAGTTTCTGTTTTTGAATTTAATTATTGTTGGTAGACTTTAAATTTTGATAAATCCGGATAACGTAATTCTAAATCTTCATTATGTTTTGGTGTGTTGGTTGCGGTATCGTAAAATTGTGAAATTAACAACAAACCTCTCGACGCTAATTCTGGCATCATATAAAAATTCCAACCAATAACCGGATTAATGTCAAAATCATCATTGTGATAACTACATTCATCCCTACCACTAAATCTTGCTTTTTTAAACCATTTATACGCATCTTCATTGTCGGTTAATATTGCACCACCTTTACTTAATTTTAAGTGTTTGTATGGTCCTGTGAATGAAACACACATGTGAGTACCGGGAATATACATATTTGAAGTAAACCTAAGCGCACTATCCCAAACATTAGTTGGGTATAATTGGTATGCACCTTTAATTGTATCACCATCAACGGGTTTAAATTTAACTTTAGCACCTGCGTGAATTATTTCACACGGAACCGATGGATATGTTCTTGAGGGAATTTCAATTTCCATACCAAAAACTTTTTCATATGTTAATGCTAAAAATAAAGCGTTGCTCTGATTATCAACCGCGACTACATATTTTGCGCCTGTATATTCTGACAATTTTTTTTCAAAATCTTCTGTTATTTTATGTACTCCTTGTGCCATGTTTAATAATATATAGGTATATAATTAAAAATCACCAGTGTTAAAAAATAAATGCTTTAGTTTATCAAAATTATTCATCACTAAAGGATTTAAAAAATTTTGATAGTCAAAAATTGTTTTTTTATTTTTTTCTTCAGATTCATTTCTTGTTTGTGATTCGTAATGGTATGCCACAGATTTACCGGATAAATAGTTTTCGTATCCCATTAATATACATCTTAAATTAAGTTCAACATCTTCAAAACACTCTGTGTAATTTTCATTATAACCATTTTGTTTTTCAAATAAACTTTTTTTAATCATTAATAATGCTGCAGTGTTACCAATAACATTTTTTGTATACGGAGTGTATGAATAATATGAATGAAGGGCAGCATGAGTAACTCCAAAATGTTTATCTTTATTTAAGTAACACATAATACCATTATGTTGAATGGTGTTATTTTCATAGTGCAATCTAGCTCCGACAGTACCAACTTTATTTTTACTCTTATAAATTGATAGCATTTCAAAAATAACATTATTTAAAACTTTAATATCATTATTAGAAAATAATAAAAATTCAAAGTCTTCTGTGACATGATTTTTTACGACATCATTATTAATTTTTGCGAAATTATAATAGTCATACTCAATTAAATGAATTTTACATGTAGTTTCATGATTTTTAATAAACTCACGTGTTAATTGTTTTTCTTCGTCAGTGGACCCAGTATCCGCAATAAACACTTCAAATAAATCAGTGTTGCAATGTTCAATATATGAGTTAACACAATTAAACAATAAATCTAACTTACCTTTTGTTGCTATAATAATGGCAACTTTACCGATATTTTTAAGAGGTTTTTCAATTATCTTTTCAACATAAACACTCTCAGGTTTTAAATCTAATGGTAAGTGTTCACCATATTTTTGTAAAAAAACTTCTTTAGATAAATAAAATTCATCATTTGGTTTACCAATTGATTTATGAGTTATTTCAAATGAAAAAGTAACACCAAGTTTAACACCATCTAAATAATTTGCCAAACAAAATGGATGGTCGTAAAAATGGTATTTACCAATAGTTTCATCAAATGTGTGTTTTATTTTTGTTTTATTAAACGCCATTATCAAACCATCTATAGTTACCACAGGTATTAAAAATGGTACTTTAGCTGAGTATTTATTAATCCACTTATTTTGACCATCAGGGTGATGATAAACGTGACCAACCATTGTAAGAGGAGCTCTCTCCCAATAAACACCTGATTCAGGAAAATAACAAGAACCGGCTTTACCAATAATTCCATAATCAGGATTATCTTCAAAGTCTTTTATTAATTTTTTACCCCAACCTTGTTCTAATTTTACATCATTATGTACACATACCACAATATCATATATTGATTCACCAATACCTCGGTTATAGATTTGTGCCAATGAAAACTCATTATTATTTTGGTATTCTAAAATTTGTGTGTTTTTTAAACCAACGGTTGTTTCTAAATGTTTTTTAAACACAGAATTGTATTTAACATCTTTGTGTGTGGAATATATTATAGTAATCATTTTTTAAAAAAATTTAAAGCGTTATAGTCATCAATTTCGTTTGCGTTATGCGGTTCAAAATCTTCAATAGTTCTTGTCCCACCATTATCCGCTCTTCCACGATTTATTTTGTTAATAAACTCTTCTTTAGTTTTAACAAAGTAGTGGTTTAATTGTGCAACATCATCAATTGGATTATTATTATATGGTCCTGTATTAATATTAAATGATGTGTCTACCCATGTCAAATTTTGATGATGCGGACTTGACATTTTATACATCATTGATGGTTTTAAAATTGTTTTAATATGTGTATTAACAGATGATTGACGGCTAGTGAATCTTTCAAGAACGTTGTAATTATCGTTGTTAACACCATTTAAATTATTATCTCCAAAAAGTACCCAATTTATTCCAATAGCATTGTGTTCATTATAATCATGTAAAAATGATTTTACATTGTCATGTTTTTTTAAAACAAGAAATTCATCACAATCAAAAAATGCTAACCAATCGTAAACACCAATATTTTCTTTTATACAATCATTGTAAATAATAGTTTGAATTCCTTTACCATTTACTTGTTTTGTAATTACGTTTGTTTGTTCAATTGTGTACTCCCAATCGTTTTGGTAAATAATAATATCATCAAAACCTAATTTTAAATGATAATCAATCCACTCTTGGATATAGTTTTCTTCATTTTTTGCTACACAAACCAACGCAACTTTCATTCTATTTTACTTTATTCCAGTACTACCGAATCCATTATCCCCCCTATCTTTACCTAAAATTTCAGAAACTTCAATAGGGTTTATCCATCTACCATTTGCTACAGGACAAACACAAGCTTGAGCAATTTTTTGTCCCTTTTCTACGTAAACGGTATCATGAGTTGAATTATATAGAATAACTTTAACTTCACCATCATATCCTGAGTCAACGGTTCCAGGTGTGTTTAAAACAGTTAATCCTTGTTTTAGTGCTAAACCACTTTTTGGTCTAACTTGAATTTCATAACCGTCTTTAATATTAAACTTTAACCCTGTTCCAACCAACATTCTTGACAGTGGTGGAATACCAATACTTTCTGTTGAGTGTAAATCGAACCCTGAGTCTGTTGGGTAATTATATTTTGGTGATACGGCATCGGGATGACATTTAACAAACTTTAAATCCATCTTTGGGTTTTTTTCAGAAAATGTTTTTTCTAATTCTTTAAGATTAACACCACTAATTTCTTCAACACCAATTTCATTGTTCATTTCACCTTGTAGTTGTTTTAATATGTTACTTAGCTCTTCTTGTAACAAGTCCATTTCATCGTTTTCGTTATTCATATTATTGTAATTCTTTTAATTTTTTAATTATGTCAATTAATACCATCACATCTCTTTCACAATATTCTACAATCAAATCAAGTTGATTAAAATCGTAATAAGCCTCATGTACTCGGTTACCAGTAACCTCACCTTCTTTTGGTGATTTAACACCCATTGCGGCACACATAAGTTCCAATGATGATAATGCAAAGTTGTTACCCATTTTCCAAACATCCATGGTATCAATTGCTTTTATTTCCCAAGGCTTGGTATCATAAGATGGGAGTAATGGTGATGGTTTAATACCATTGATAACCATACGTTTATTTAATACAGGAATATCAAAGTTTTTAATGTTATGTCCACACAACCAAAAATCTAATTTAAAAACTTTATTAAGAAGTGCGTTAATACCCAATAAGATTTCTTTTTCATCATCACCTGAAAAAGTTTGTGAGTGTGTTTTTCCATCAGGACCAACAAAGGCAAAACTTGCACATACAATTTTTGAAAACTCAGGAACAAGTGCTGCTCGGTTTACAAAAACTTGTTGAGGGTCTAATCCTAAGTCTTCAGGAAATCTTTTCTGAAACCAATCAAAGTAGTTGTGAAATTGTTTTGTAAGTGCTGGATGGTTTTGTTCAAGACCATCATAGTCTTTATACAAACCAACAGTTTCAATGTCAAAAAATAATAATTTAGTTAATGGTACCTGTATCATACAATAGATTTATAAAATTCTGCTCTTGTTTTAGTAACAACATTTAGGTCGTAAGTGTCTTTAACGGTTTCATACAACCTTTCACCCAAGTCATAAGCCCAATTTGGGTTATCAATGAGTTTCTTTGCGTATTTAAACCAATCACTATGATTTCTACTTTCATCAACCAACAATGCGTTTCCATCAACAAAGTTACCATTTTGTAATGAATGTTTCAAGTCAATCGTATATGGACCCACGTTGGAAGCAATCAATGCTTTCTTGTAAAAACCAGCTTCAATAACTTTTAATTGTGATTTAACTCGGTTAAAGATGTGGTTTTTAATTGGTGCCAAAGATACATCAAATTTTGCGTAGTTTTTAGCGTAGTTTTGAACGGGTCTTGTCCACACACGGTGATAATATTCATCAGAAAATTTAGAATAATCTTCTTCTTTAAATTTTAATAAGAAATCTTTATAATCAGGACTTATTAATTTTGCGTTATCCGTAAAAATATTTTCGTATTTATACCAAACAGTTTCTTCAGGTTTAATATCTCTTTTAGTTTGTTCTTTTGTTTCAGCATTAATTTCTGTAACAGTTCCTCTAATATCAAAACCACATAAATAAACTTGTACTTTTTCTTTGTATGGTTCCATTCTTTGGAATAATCCATCTAACAACATTAAATCATGTAAGTGTGATGAACCACCTAACCAACCAAATCTTAATTTATCAGATTTAATTGTTGGTTCACAAAACTGAGCTTCTTTTGGATTAATTGCGTTTGGAAATACAAAAACGTTTTTATTGTATTTTCTAATTTCATCGGCAAATAATGTTGTAGTTGTTAACACATAGTCAGCAACTTTAATATTATCAACAATTTTTTCGTGAATTTTGTTAACACGAATTAAATCGTGAATTGGGTGTTCTTTAGTTGGTAGCCAATAATCATCCAAATCCATTACGGTTTTAATACCTTTTGATTTTAAATAATTAACTATGTTTGCGGTGTTTTCGTAATTACCCGCAATTACTCTATGAAAATGTACAATTTGATAATCATCCCATACCGATGGGTCATTGATATTTAAATCAAAAACAATATCAACGTGAAAATCATCAGGATATAAATTTTGTAAAAAAATGTGAGGGTCTACTGAACGGAACTTACCAACACCTGTTCTGTCGGATGGTAATACTAATACTTTTATCTTTGACATATATAAACTTTTTCATAAAAATAGAAAGTTTATATGAAAAATCAAAGTATTATTTCATCTTTTTAATTTTTGTTACAACACCTTCAAATACATGTTGACCAACTCTAAAAGATATTTGTTCTTTAGCTTTTGATGTACTTTCAGCAACCAAACCTTTTTCAGTTAAAACTTCTGTAATAGTGTCTTTAATAATTGATTTTAATACACCATAATCAATCCCTGAGTTATTATACATTTGAGGTTGTGATTGAGATTGTTGTGTATGTTGTTGTGGTTGCGGTATTGTTCCATTAGCATCAGATTTCATTAATCTTGAAGCGGCTTCAATTAAGTCATTTGATAATGTTGGCCCAGCCATTGTATTTGGTTGGTCAATTGGGTGTTCAATCATTAATTTTTTTATTTCGTCAGGTAATTTTGAATTTAAAATTCTATCTTTGACTGGCAATTGAGATTGTGGTTGTGATTGAACTTGTTTTTGTTCTCCCATATATTCTTGTGGAATATTATACATTGCTGGAGGTGCGTTAAATTGTTCTAACATTGGTGTTGATGGAATTCCACCATTATTTCCAGCTCTTGGTGTTTTATTATGAGCATCCATAATTTTTTTAGCCACCACTAATTTTTTCATTAAATCGTTTTCTGAGTTCATATATTATGTTGTTGTGTTATCAAACTTTGCGATTGTGATAACTTGGGTCATACTTTTATCTCCGTTAAAGTTATAGCCAGGTTGTGCCTGAGTAAAGTTTTCACGTGTAGGTTTTAACATACTTATTTTATCAACACGAAATAATCTCCAAGAAGGTAACGGTTGTTCACCTTTATAAGCCGTGTGAGAAGCGCCTGTTCTATCCCAACCTCTAAGAACCATATTACCTGCCTTTGAACGACCTAACGCAACTGGTTCAATTTCACGTAATCCTCTTCCACCTGGTTCATCACCTTCATAATAAATTGAGCACACTTGTTTTTGTTCAATTGCTCTTTTAATATCATCAATTGAAGCCGCTTCAGTTATTAAAGATTTTAACGAACCAAGTAATTTCATTATTCTGTCCCTCTTATGTTGTAAGGTTTGTTTGGTTGATAAGCATTAAATTTAATATTCATTTTTCTTTCAAAAACATCTACAGATGTTCCTGCCGTTTGATTGTAAACGTCTAAATAAACACCTGTTCCTCTCCCAATAGAATCACCATCACCTGTGGCATCAGGATTAGTTGATGAATATTCATTACCTTGTTGTACATAATCATTTTTTACAATGTTTTTCTTTCTTTCTATTTCAGCAATAGCTGTTAACCTATTTGCTGGTTGTGAAAAATCTAATGGTAATTGTTCCATAATTTTTATAATAATTTTTTCATAAGATTATTTATCCTTTTTAGGCTTTCAGTTACTTGTAAATCATATTTGTCAATACTTGTTTTATTAGCATCGTCTTTTGACAAATTTAGATTTACATTTACGTTTGGTGTTTGAACAAATTCTTTTTCCATACCAGTATCCTGTCTAATAGTTTTAGAAGTTGCTAATGATTGTCTTGACCCAGATAATGATGAATTAACAAAATCTCTCATTTTACTTTCACCGTTTAAAATAAATGGTGCGTCTTGAGGTGTTCCCGTGTGATTATCAAAAAAATTTTTAATTCTTTTTAATTCAGGATAAGATATTGTTGTTGCAGTCTGTAATCTTCTATTACGATTATAACCTTCAGTATTTGCATTGGCGTTTTTAACCTTAGCAAAACATATTCTCATATGATTCTGTAAATCTTTTGGAAAATCCCAACTTTTATCGTAAAGTTCTTTATTCATTTTTTAATAACTTTAAAATGTCTGAATTACTCAACCCTTCTTTATCGGCCATTTTTTTAAGGGTTTTTAAATTTTTCATCAATAATTTTGAAGCATTTATTTCTTTATTTTGAACATCGGTATCTTTTGATTTTTTTGTTACCATATCCTCAAGAACTTTTATCATTTTTTCTTTTTGAATTTCTTCCAATCTTTTTCTTGTAAAAGAACCAGGTAATTTTTTCTTATCTAATTTTGGGTCATACCCCATTTCTCTTGCTCTACCTTTTGGGTCTTCAACACCTAATTCTTTAAATGTTTCAATCGCTTCTTTTGCGTCTTCTCCTTCTAATTCAGTTTCTTCAAAACCAAAAGCTCCACGGGCATCAATTTCTCTAACAACACTTTCACCATAGTAAACTCTATATCCACGTAATAATGGATTTGTTGCTTGTCTAGCGGCAAACACAGTTTGGTCCATAGTTTTTGTTGGTGATAATGTAGGGTCATGAATTGGAACTTTTGAATTTGAGAAACTACCATCGTAATCTACAAGTTCTTCAATCTCACCTTTTTCTGTTGAGATTTTGTCCATGATTTTTTTTATATCTTTCTTAGAAAATTTTTTCTTTGATTTTGTTAATTTTTCAATAATTAATTTTATTTTATTTTCATTAATTAAAGGTATATTAACAATTTCATCCATTGTTCTTGCTTCTGTAATAGTATCACTAACAGAATAGTAGACATCAATAGAATCTTTTCTTTTCTTTAAGAAAAAATACATGTCATTATTATAATATTCACGACCAAATTCAATCATATTGATTTTTTATACTATAAATACTACAACAAAAGTATTTATGTCATATGGCTTATCAGAACATTAACCAATATGTCTATAAAAAATGGTATTTATCACCATTTTTAGAAGTTACGGACCTTTCTTTGGCTTCAGATGAACGAGATTATAACGAAGAAGTTATTTTTTCGCCATATATTATTGGAGCATATGATGGTGATGTATTGCCAGTTAAATTTGATATAAATTTTACAGGAAGTAATCAAAATTTTTCATTAACATACGGAAATTATGATTTTGATAACATTTTAGTATCCGAAAATTACTACAACCCAACTGATGTTTTAATAGATTGTTATTCTTCAAAAACAATTTGTGATATTGGATTAACAGGTACTGATAACGGATTGGTTACTGGAATGACAGGTCAATCAATAACTTATACAAATGGTTTGTTACCAACAAATGAAAAATTTGATAGATATAAATTTGATAGGAGATTAAAATTACACCAAGTTACTGGTTACACGTGGACTCCAAACACAAGATTTTCAGGTGTAACGGCAGGAACAGTTTATGATGTGGTATCTTACAGTGCTCAAACTGTTGGAAATTACCAAGAATTGTATGGTGGTTTTTATCAAGGGTTTTATGAGTTATTTGGTTACGATTATAAAATTTTACCTGAAAGATATCCAAAAGGGTGGACGGTAGAAATGACTTTAAAGCCGAGATTGTCCAATGCTTATACTCCAAGTTCAGGACAAACAACATTAAATCAATATTACCCAAATAATGCTGGTATTTTCTTTTATATGGGTACAAGGGCTGAAAATAAATATTGGCACCACGCAGCAGGAACAAATTCAGGCGACCCATCATACTATAGAATCACAACACCACTAACAGGTTTAACAAGTTGTTTTTGTGTTGATTTATATCCTAATTATACAACATCGTCAACTACGGTATTTGATTTAACAACAAGCGGTGAAACATTAACAGTATCTTCAGATTTATCATGGGTTTCAGGTGATACCGCATTAATATATCACGATGATGCACAATATCTTATTGGTACTGTTGTTGGTTACACATCTGAAACAGGGAATTTTCAATTTGTAACAACAAAACGAGTTGGTTTAGGAACTATATATTTTTCAATTGTAACTAATCCGGGTTATTTAGAATATAACGATTCTAATTGTGTGTTAGTATATCCACCAACAGGAACAACAGATTCACATACTCAAGTAGACCCTTGTTGTTGTCCTGAACCACCAGTTCCAATTCCAGAACATAATCCTGAATATGATTCAATGTCAAACGCAATTGCGATTAAATTCAGTGGTGACCCACATAATCCAAAAATTTGTGTAAGAACTTTAACAATAACAGGTGATTGTATTTTTTCAGGTTCTTGTGAAACATTAGGTCCTGATTCTGTTACTGGATATTCAATTAACAATTACTGTTCAGAAAGAGGAATTTACGATAATTGTAGTGGAACTACATACGATGACCAAGAACACTGGGTTTTGGTTGATGTCGTCTTTGAACGATACACATGGTTAGATACGTGCGATTTATATTATCGTGGAGGTCTTGGAACAATTACAACATTTCCATATACCGCAAGTACGGCCAATAATTCGGTTTCATTAATATCGCCACCAATCACACATTACGAATTAATCCCAACAATCGAGGAACTTGTTGAATTAAATAATCTTTGGATATTAGAAAAAATATATCGTAGAGGTAGAATAAAGGTTTATATCAACGGTAGAATATTTGATGTATTTGAAGATGTTGAAGAAATTATACCACGTGGTTTATTTGGTCATAAAGAAAATCAAGTCGGAGTACCATTCAATATATCTTGGGGTGGTGGTACACAAGGACTACACGAAAATTTAATTTTTAGTGCGGTACCAACCAATGATATAAATTACTATACTCAAGACCCTGAATTGTTTCCACCAAACATTTTAAGTGGTACAACATTAAGTGGACTCACAACTAATATATTAATTGAACAAAATTTTGCCGGAACTTTTGATGGTGCGATATCAAAGTTTAATATGTATGCAAAACCATTATCGGTTCCTGAAATTCAACACAATGCAAGAATTTTAAGACCAATTTATAATTTTTTAAATCCATATTGTTTAGATTGTGGTGCAAATGTAACACCAACACCAACACCAACAACAACTGTAACACCAACACCAACCTCAGTTACTCCAACTCCAACACCAACGCCATCGGTAACACCAGGTATTTCACCAACACCAACCCCAACACCGACAAGTACACCATCACCTTATTTTGCATATCTATTTATAGAACCTCAATCAGGTTCAACTCTTATTGGTGAATACATGTACAATTTGGGTTCAACATTCTATGGATTTACAAATAACTCAGCGCCAGACAATGACAACACAAATCCTGACTTATTCAATGATGACATGAATAATTACGTGTCTTTTTCAGGATGGAGTAATGGTTCATTCCCTTCAGTGAGAACTCAAACAGTTCCACAGTCTTCGGGTGGAGTTGATTCATTTGGTAATTCAATATCAGCATATAATTTCACAACACACGAAGTACCAATTAATACAGTTAGTGGTAACTCTTGGTATACGTGGATTATCCCAAATGATGCGATAAATGATGGAATACAACAAAAAATTGCTTATAGTGTAAATGGTAATCCAAACGCATTGACAACATCAATTATGGACAGCTCAATTTATTCTAGTACGTTTACTTATACAGGTACTACAATTCCTGTTGGTACTTATAGAGTTTACACAACATTTGCTGACTTGTCATTCTATATAAATAACAACTTTAATACCGTATATTTTAAAGGTGATACTGTAATTTAAAATTTATCCTTTACCTCATCACAAGTATTATAAAAAAAGGTTTTTAACAATTAATTTTCCTATTAACTTTTCTATTTCTTTAATTAGTTTTATGAAAAACTATTTTAATGAAAATATTTGTTCAAATTGCTTCTTATCGTGACCCACAGTTGGTCCACACAATCAAAAACATGATTGAAAATGCAAAGAAACCAAAAAACTTACGATTTGGTATTGCAAGACAATTTCATCCCAATGATAAATTTGATGACTTGTCAGAGTACGACAAAGATAAAAGATTCAAAATCATTAACATTCCATACGAAGAATCAAAAGGTGTTTGTTGGGCAAGAAACCTAACACAACAACTTTATGATAATGAAGAATATACACTTCAAATTGATTCTCACATGAGGTTTGCTCCAAATTGGGATGATGAGATGATTAAGATGATTAAACAACTCCAAAAGAAAGGTCATGAAAAACCATTACTTACTGGTTATGTTTCGTCATTTGACCCCGACAATGACCCTCAAGGGAGAATGCAAGAGCCATGGAGAATGGCGTTTGATAGATTTATTCCCGAAGGTGCGGTATTCTTCTTACCTGAAACAATACCAGGTTGGCAGAACTTAACAGAACCTGTTACATCTCGTTTTTATTCAGCTCACTACTGTTTTACTTTGGGTCAATTCTCAAAAGAAGTACAACACAACCCTGAATACTATTTTCACGGTGAAGAAATATCAATTGCCGCTCGTGCTTATACTTGGGGTTATGATTTGTTCCACCCACATAAAGTTTTGATTTGGCACGAATATACTCGTAAAGGTAGAACAAAACAATGGGATGACGATAAATCTTGGGGTGAGAAAAACAAACATTCACATTTCACAAACAGAAAGTTGTTTGGTATGGACGGTGAACAACAAGAAGGACACGATGGTCCTTATGGTTTTGGACCCGTTAGAACATTAAGAGATTACGAAAAGTACTCAGGTTTGTTATTTGAAAAACGTGCGGTACAACAATATACTTTGGATAAGAACTATCCACCAAACCCATATAATTTTGAATCTGAAGAAGAGTGGAAGAAAAACTTTGCTCAAGTATTCAAACATTGTATTGATATTGGATTCTCTCAAGTACCTGAAAAAGATTATGATTTTTGGGTGGTTGCTTTCCATGGAGAAAATGATGAAACACTTCATAGAAAAGATGCCGACATCAATGAGATTAATAGAATGTTAAATGACCCTGATGGATATTGTAAAGTATGGAGAGAGTTCCAAACAGAACATAAACCAAAGTATTGGGTTGTTTGGCCCCACTCAGTATCAAAAGACTGGTGTGAAAGGATTACGGGGAACCTGTAATAATAAAATTAGTTAATGAATATTACTAATATCCCTAAGTTTGTCGTTAATTTAGAAAGACGACCTGACCGATTAGAACATATCCAAAAAGAAATGGATTATATGGGTTGGGAATACGAGTTATTCAAAGCCGTTGATTTAAATAATCATGGTGGTTGTACTTTATCACACACACAAATCATTAAACTTGCCAAAGAACGAGGATATGACTCGGTTATGGTGATTGAAGATGATTGTACTTTTTTACCGTATTCGAAGGATTTGATAAATAAAATTGAAACCGAATCTGATGAGTTTGAATTTGGAATTATTAATCTTGCACCAACCTTAAACCGAGTAGTCAACCGTAGTGAAGAACAACCTTTATTTTTAGATATTACAAATTTACCGCCAAAGAAAGAACATGAAAGAGGTATATTTGCAACTAACATGATAATTTATCATAGTTCAATTTATGATAAAGTTTTGGAAATGGAAAAAAAAGAAAACTTAGGTTATTATGCAATAGATGATTACATTTATCAATTTGTTTTACCAATCAGACAAAGTTATTGTCCAATATTACCAGTTGCCCCTCAAATGAGTAGTTGGTCTGATGTATCTCAAGGACAATACAATAATTTTTATACTCAAACTTATAATTGGAATTTATATAGTCCGTGTAAAATACCTTCAGGATATTTACATGGTACATTAACAAACGAACTTAAAACAAATAAACAACATAAAGAATTTACATATGTCAGTTAAATTTATTACATCAATATATAGCGATTTGTATGGTACTGAATACGGTGGTCGAATTGGTAGAGGAGGTCATTATCGATATAGTTTATTATCGCTTTTAAAAATGACTAATGCTGATTTTTTATGTTATACATCAGATAGAGAGTTACCTTCATTACTCACATTTTTTTATGAAACACATGGTATATCATCAGATAAACTAAAATTTCAAGTGTTTGATATTGCAAATACAAAATTCAAAGATTTAATTAATCAATATAAAGATGTTGAAGTAACTAAAAAATCAGATAGATGTATTGAAGTACAATATAGTAAATTCCATTGGTGGTGGAACGAAGATAAGTCTTATGATTATTATTATTGGATTGACGCTGGATTGTCACATTGCGGATTAATCCCAGTTAAATACTTGGTTGGTACTCACCCCGAACAAAGATATTATGAATCAACTTTATTCAATAATGATTTTTTGAAGAATCTAATTGAAGATACTGGCGATAAATTCTTAATTCTTGGAAAAGAAAATGACCGAAATTATTGGTCAGGCACATTGGACCCTAAATGGTATACTAATTGGGAAAGAGGTGTTCATATTATTGGAGGACTATTTGGTGGTCATAGAGATAATTGGGATAAAATTGTTACACTATTTGAAGATTATACTAAAAATGTTATTACTGAGGATAAAGGTTTACCCCATGAAGAAAATATAATGACATTAATGTACTATAATCATAAAGAATTATTTGAACGTAAACATTTTGATATTTGGTGGTGTAGGGATAATGCACCTGCAGGTGTTTCAGATGAAATGTTTGAACAAAATAAAAGTTTTTTTAAAATTTTAGAAGAATTTAATAGAATATATGAGTAATATAACTTTAGTAACAGGTCTTTGGAATATTAAGAGAGATGAACTTGGTGAAGGTTGGTCTCGTTCATTCCAACATTATTTGGATAAATTTGAACAACTACTTAAGGTTGAAAATCCAATGATTATATTTGGTGATTCTGACTTGGAATCATTTGTTTTTGAAAGACGAAACAAAGATAATACAATGTTTATCTCTCGTAGTCAAGAATGGTTCAAAAACGAATTTTATGACAAAATACAAACAATCAGAACAAATCCTGATTGGTATAATCAAGCAGGTTGGTTACCACAATCAACACAAGCAAGATTAGAAATGTACAATCCTTTGGTAATGTCAAAGGTTTTCTTATTAAATGATGCCAAAATTATGGACCCATTTAATTCTGATATGATGTTTTGGATTGATGCTGGTTTAACAAATACTGTTCATCCAGGTTATTTTACACACGATAAAGTTTTGGAGAAATTACCTAACTATGTTAATAAATTTTCATTTGTTTGTTTCCCATATCAAGCCGAAAACGAGATTCACGGATTTAACTTTAATCAAATTAATGGAATTGTTGGTGAAAAGGTAGAAATGGTTGCACGTGGTGGGTTCTTTGGTGGTCCAAAACACACAATAGGAGACATTAACGGGATTTATTACAATTTGTTATCATCCACATTATCTCGTGGACTTATGGGAACTGAGGAGTCAATATTCTCAATCATGTGTTACAAACACTCCGATTTAATTGATTACTTTGAAATAGAATCTAATGGTTTATTTGGTAAGTTCTTTGAAGATTTGAAAAATGAAACATTAGAAAGAAAAAACAAACAAGGTTTTACACCAATTAATGACGATTTGAATCCTGATAACGCTGCTTTGTATGTAATTACATTTAATAGTCCAAAACAATTTGAAACATTGATTGATTCAATGACTCAATATGACAAAGATTTTTTAGATAAACCAAAAAAGTTTTTATTGAATAACTCATCTGATTTATCAACTACCGAAAGATACTCGGAACTTTGTGAAATATATGGTTTTGAACATATCAAGAAAGATAATTTAGGTATTTGTGGTGGTAGACAATGGGTTGCAGAACATTCTGAAGAAAATGGGTTTGATTTTCATTTTTTCTTCGAGGATGACATGTTCTTTTACCCCCAAAAAGGAGATGTGTGTAGAAACGGATTTAATAGATACGTTCCAAATTTATATAAGAACACATTAGAAATAACAAAAAAGAATCATTTTGATTTTTTAAAGTTTAATTACAGTGAGTTTTATGGTGATAATGGTACCCAATGGTCGTGGTACAATGTTCCACAGAACTTTAGAATAGAACATTGGCCTGAAAAACCAAATTTACCTGTTCACGGTCAAGACCCAAATGCTCCAAGAACAAAATTCAAACATGTAAGAACACACAATGGTATTCCATTCGTATCAGGTGAAATTTATTATTGTAACTGGCCACAAGTTGTTACTCGTCATGGTAACAAGAAAATGTTTTTAGAAACAACTTGGGCACACCCGTTCGAGCAGACATGGATGAGTTTTATTTTTCAAGAAACAATTAAGGGAAAAATCAATCCCGGACTATTACTTATGACCCCAACTGAACATGATAGGTTTGAATTTTATGATGGTTCATTAAGAAAAGAATCTTAATGAGTATTTATATGTAATGGAATTTTACATTAAAAAAAATGCGACATTACCACTTTTAAAAATGCAAGTGGTTAGAGATGGTAGAAGTGAATATCAAACCTTTATGGATTCTTTAGGTGATGCGTCAATTTTTTTCTCAATGATTAACGAGGCCTCAGGTATTCCAAAGATTGTATCAAAACCAGCATATATTACAGAAGTAATTGGTGATGACCCTAACGCATTACCTGAATATTACGTATATTTTAAATTCACATCTCGTGATACTAATACTGTGGGTCGTTATGTTGGGCAATTTTTAATTAAATACAATAATGGTCTTTTGGGTAGTATTGAGGGTAATTTAATATTACCATTAAGGGATGAGTTATTTATCAATGTCCAAGAAAGTTTCATTATTGATAGCCCCTGTTGTTGACGCGAATAGTTTTAATGTCTATATTTTTGAGTAATGAGTAAGACAAACTCCGTATTTCACGGAAGATAATAAGTCACTCGGTTAAAAATTATAGAAATGATATCAAACGAAGAAATTAAAGCGTTCTTGGAAGGTGGCGACCCCGAACAATTCATTGTGTCCATAGAATTTGATTATGTGACAGACGCAATCTACAAAATTAAAGAAGTTCCTGGTCAAGGAAAATCAATTCAAAAAGACCATTTTATTCCATTTGCTTGGGTTGGTGACCTAAAAGATTTAAATTTTTATCAAGGTTCCAAAGGATTACAAAAAGAAGCAATGTCAAAACATAAAATTGTTATTGACAAATTGGAGACCCACGATAATGAACGATTGGAAAATGGTTTGACCTATATGGTTAAATGTCTCGGTGGTTACCGTTCATTGGTTCAATTTTTCCGTGATGGTGGAATTGACCCTTGGGGTGAAAGAGCAAAAGATAAGTTTTTGATGTTACCACCTGTGGAACAATATCTGATTCAAAAAGAAAAACGACTATTCAAAGGATATGAAGAATACAATGACATAACCCGACTTGTATTTGACTTAGAAACGACCTCACTTGAACCAAAGGATGGTCGTATATTTATGATTGGAATTAAGACAAACAAAGGTTTCCACGAGGTGATTGAATGTGCCACAGAGGAAACCGAAAAATTGGGTTTGATTAAGTTTTTTGATACAATTAATGAAATTAAACCATCTATCATTGGTGGATATAACTCATTTAACTTTGACTGGTTGTGGATTTTTGAACGAGCCAAAGCACTTGGATTGGATATTAAGAAGATAGCCAAGTCACTTAACCCACAACGAACCATATCTCAGAAAGAACAAATGTTGAAGCTTGCCAATGAGGTAGAAAAGTACCCACAAACATCAATGTGGGGGTATAACATCATTGATATCTTACACTCAGTTCGTAGAGCCCAAGCGATTAACTCAAACATTAAGTCAGCGGGTTTGAAATACATTACTCAATATTTGGAGATTGAAGATGAAGACCGTGTATACATTGACCACACAGAAATCGGTCCTATGTACGCCAAAAAGGAGGATTATTGGTTAAATGTTAAGAACGGAAAATATAAGAAGGCCGATAATCCACAATTTGACAATCTTGATGTTCGTTTTCCTGGTACATATATCAAGACTACAGGTGACAAAATTGTAGAACAGTATCTTGACGATGACTTAGATGAAACCCTACGTGTGGATGACGAGTTCAACCAAGGTTCGTTTCTTTTGGCGTCGTTGGTTCCCACAACTTATGAGCGTGTAAGTACGATGGGTACGGCAACTTTGTGGAAGATGATTATGTTGGCTTGGTCTTACAAGTACAACTTGGCAATCCCCGAGAAACAAGGTAAGACAGATTTCGTTGGTGGTCTTTCTCGTTTGATTAAAGTTGGTTATTCAACAAATGTATTGAAATTGGACTTTAGTTCACTTTATCCATCTATTCAGTTGGTTCATAATGTGTTCCCTGAGTGTGATGTAACAGGTGCAATGAAAGGATTATTGGGTTACTTTAGAACATCTCGTATCATGTATAAACAATTGGCTGAAGAGTTTGAAAAGAGTGACCCTAAGAAGTCAAAATCTTATGACCGTAAACAATTACCGATTAAGATTTTCATTAACTCGATGTTCGGAGCATTGTCAGCACCACAGGTATTCCATTGGGGTGATATGTACATGGGGGAACAGATTACTTGTACGGGTAGACAATACCTACGTCAGATGATTGGTTTCTTTATGAAACGTGGATATGAACCATTGGTAATGGATACGGACGGTGTGAACTTCTCATCTCCATCAGATGTTCACGAACGTAAATACATTGGTCGTGGATTGAATTGGAAGGTAGTAGAAGGTAAAGAGTATGTAGGAGCGGCAGCCGATATTGCTGAATACAATGACATATTCATGAGAGGTGAGATGGCTTTGGATAATGACGGGGTTTGGCCGGCATGTATTAACTTGGCTCGTAAGAACTATGCTTTAATGACTGATAAAGGTAAAATCAAATTGGTTGGTAATACAATTAAGTCAAAGAAACTACCAGGTTATATTGAAGAGTTCTTGGATAAAGGAATTAAGATGTTACTTCAAGGTAAGGGTAAAGATTTCATTGAATATTATTACGAATACCTACAAAAGATTTATGACATGAAAGTTCCCTTGGCTAAAATTGCTCAAAGAGCAAGAATTAAACATTCTTTGAGTGATTATAAATTCCGTTGTACTCAAAAAACAAAAGCGGGTTCATTGATGTCACGTCAAGCACATATGGAACTTGCAATTTACCATAACTTAAGTGTGAACTTGGGTGATGTGATTACATACGTAAATAATGGTCAAAGAGCATCTCACGGTGATGTGGTAAAGAAAGGTGATAGTTTGGTTTTGAATTGTTATTTGTTGGACCCTGCGGAGTTGGAAGCAAATCCTGATTTAACAGGAAACTATAATGTGGCAAGAGCAATCGCAACTTTTAACAAACGTATTGACCCATTATTGGTTGTATTCAAAGATGAAGTTCGTGAAGCGTTAATTGTAAATGACCCTGAAAAACGTGGAATATTTACAACCGCCCAATGTGAACTAATTAATGGACATCCATTAGGTGAAGGTGACCAAGATGATTTGGGTGATGTATTAACAATTTCAGACCAAGAAATGTCTTATTGGGGAAAACGTGGATTGGAACCTTTTTATATCTACGAAAAAGCGGAAGAAGGTTGGGAAAATCAAATAATTGGGTTACCAAATCTTCAAACCATCTGAAGATAAGATATACCAATATTGGTTAATAAAAACAAATTCGACACACGCACCTTTTTCAATTGTGATTTCATCCCACTCTTCATCAATAGAATTAATGTCGGGTATAATTAATACGTTTGTCATTGCTTTTATTTTAACTCTATCCGTTGTTAACGAATTTAATTTTAATATACAGTTATCAATACCACGAATAACGATTGAATATTCTCCATTCGTGGTATATTGTGGTTCAGAAACAATGGCTAATTCAGAAGTTCTAATCTGAACACCATTTATGATTTTAATTGCGGGTATAGATTTAATTATTGGCATATTATACAACAGTAATTGGTATTGGCATTGCTCTGTATTTTAATTGTTTGTTTAAATTTTCAGCAATTGAGGCTTCTTTTTCCATTTGTTTTTCAGGACGAAGTCTTTCTAATCTTTCTTTTAATTCTGTGACTAACATTGTTTTTTCATCTTTTGACTCGGTAGCCAAAGATGTGTAGTCCATTTGTAGTTCACTGTCTGGTGTTTTTAAATTACCACTGAATTTACCCCTAACACGAGCTAAGGTCTCTTTACAGTATGCGGTGAACCATCTTCTAACCCATTGTTTTGCGGGGTCATTTAAATCAATCCAGTTCAATTCATCTAATGGAATATCTGAAGGTAATTTTACAATATCAGGGTTATCTTTAAGACATTGGTCTCTATCAGCATCAGTAGTATCATAATACCAATACCAAACACGACCTCTCATCAATTCACTATCACCAAAGTCAAATCTTCCACCAGGTGTGTTATACAACATAACCGCTCTTTTTCCATCAGGAAGTGCCGTTACACGATAACTAACATCAGGTTGGATAATTCTTCTTTTAAGGTTTAAATCTTGTTGTCTTGCTAATACGTCATAAGATGAGAACATGAAATATCCTCCACCGGCACCACCTTGAGCAAATCCACCAGGTCCACCAAGTCCACCATAACCACCAAGACTTTGCATTGACCAAGGGTCAAAGAATAAGTTGTTTTGTTCTGCTGGTGAATACCATAAAAGTTCGTTAATTTCACGACCTGCGGGTATTTCATATATTTGTACGTTTTGTTGTAGTTCAAAATAATCCTTTTTAAGAACCCAAGGACCTGAATTTTGAAGACCAACAATTTTAGAATAAGCGTAAGTGTATTGTGTTTCCCAATCAAGACTTCTTCTAATTAAAGCGTTCGCTACTGATTGGGTATCCAAATTCATACCATACAATGTTGTCCATTGTGATTCAATCAACCAATCATAAAGATATTGTGTATAGTCACCGATGGATAATTCAAGTAACGAATCCATCATTTCAAATTCCAATTCAACAGCTCTTAATGGAGCACCAAGTTGATTTAAAATTCTGTTATACAGTTTGGTTCTTTCTGGTTCAGCAATAACTACCATAGTCTTTTATATATAAATATCAAGTTATTACAATTGATACAACTTGGCATCAATTGGGAAATAATAAACTCCGTCAATAATTTTTGTATTTGAGTTATCAAAGATTATCATATCATCCAAACGTTTCATAAAAATCATCCAATTTGTTTGATATTTTTTAACATTTGCGGTACCATCAACTTTATACATGTCATCACTTCTTGTTATATAACTGAATGGTTTTACCTGTGCAGTTTTTTCAACACCATCAACCATAATCTTAACATCCACACCAGTCATCATGTCTTCTTTGTTTCCAAGTTCACCAATACGAGTCACATTTTCATCACCAAATTGTTTCTTAAGTTTTTCAACAACAGCATCTTCAGTTTTATTACCTTTGTCTGAAGTTACCCCCATCACACTCATAATTGTTTTAAATGTTTCTGACTCTAATGAAAAAACTCTAAACTTAACTTTGTTTAATGTTTTTAACATTCTTGCCATTTCATTGACTTGTTCTCTTTGCGTTTTGTCTGAAAAAATAATTGGTTCTTCACCTATTTTTGTAAGATATTTGTTTAAATCTTTTTTCAAGACACAAAACGCACTATAATTTGTATTCAAATAATTAATAACCGACCTACCTTCACCTTCCAAATCATACACACCCGACATTTGTCCTTTAACATATTCATCTTTGTTGTAAAATCTGTCGGCAAATGTTTCTTTTAAAATTTGCATTATCGCATTTTTGTATAGATTAAGGACATCACGGTTTGTATTGAATAATAATTTTGAAGCCATTTTGTCTTGAGTAGAACAAGGTTCACTCTTAACTCCTTCAGTTAAAAATTCTTTTGCGGTTGTAGATTCTTTTACCGTTTTGTCTAACTTTCTTGAAAGTTCAGATTCTACATAATCCCAATTCACAACTTTCCAAAAGTTTTTAATATATTCATCTCTTCTATTTCTATATCTTAGATAATATGCGTGTTCCCAAACATCTAACCCTAAAATTGGAAATCCACCTTGGTCAACAACATCCATAAGTGGATTGTCTTGGTTTGCGGTTGTCATAATCTTTAATGTTCCTCTTTTTGTGAGAACTAACCAACACCAACCTGAACCAAATCTGTCTTTTGCTTGACCATCAAATTTCTTTTTAAAGTCAGATAAAGATGAAAAACTTTGATTAATTTTTTTGAGTGTTATTGGACCAGGTTTTGTTGTTTTTGGTGTTAACATTTTCCAAAACAATTGGTGGTTGTAAGCACCACCTGCATTATTTCTGATGAACTTGTTAAAACTGTCAATTGTTTTAACAATTTCTTCTAAAGTCATATCCTCATCATCTTTTAATGCTCCATTTAATTTATCAACATAACCTTTGTAGTGTTTGTTGTAATGAACACTCATGGTTTCGGGGTCAATAAATTGTTTTAGTGCTGAATAAGAGTAGGGTAATCTTTCTATCTTAATGTTTTTGGCTTCTGCGACAACTTTTTGTACTTTTTGTTCTTGTTGTCTTTTAATTTCTTTTTTTTGTAAATCTTCTTCAATTACTTCAATCCTATTTTTAAGATTCTTCATAAGGTCGGCTTTTATTAATGTTTATTGATTATAAATAAGCCGAAGTTTGATTATCGCCTCCAATTATTTATAAGTTCCAAAATTTCTTGAACATAATCACCATTGTCCACCTTATCACCCATCACGGTTTCAAAGATGTCTTTCTTCTTTTTGAGTATGTCATAGATGATTCCTTCAACAGTATTGTCAAAAATCGGGTAATAAACTAACACATTATTTTTTTGTCCATAACGGTAACTTCTATCCTCTGCTTGTGAGTGGTCTGATGGTAAAAACGATAAATCATTCATAACAACAGCTTCACCCGCAGTCAATGTGATACCAACACCCGCGGCCTTTATGTTTCCGACAAACACCATAACATCTTCTTCGTTTTGAAAACGGTCAACAGACATTTGTCTTTCTTTTTGTGACATTTGTCCATCAAGTCTAACCGCTTTTTTTCCAAAATGTTCCAATATCATCTCCAAACTTTTGGTAAAGTTAGTAAAGACAATCACTTTCTTACCTTGTTCAACAATGTTCTCACAGATTTCAATTGTTGATGCGACTTTTTCTTCAGCAATCACCTGTCTTACTTTTGTAAGTTTGGTAAATTGAAGGGTTAGTGAATCGGACTCACCATTTTTATCGTACCAATCATAATATTCACCCATTAAGGCTTCGTATTCTTTTGATTTAAGTCTTAAGTAAACGGGTGTGATAATTTTATCGGGTAAATCTAAGACATTTTCCTTCAATCTTCTTAGAACTAAAGGTGCTGTTCGGTCTCTTAATTCCTCCAAATTGGATGCACCACTAACATTCCAAATTTTTCTTCTTCCTGCTTGGAATTGGAAACCATTACAATACCTTTTAACATATGCCATCCAATTCTTGGCAACAGGACATTCAATCAAGTTTAATAAATTGAAATAATTGATTGGTCTTGACGTGATTGGTGTACCTGTTAACAACCAAAGTCTATCGACATTGGATACAAAGTCGTTAATCAACTTAGTTCTTTGGGCTTGTTTGTTTTGAATGTAGTGTGCTTCATCAATAATCACCAAATCAAACTTTGTTTTTAATAAAACAGAATCTGATTTCTTTTTTTCATCGTGAAAGTTTTTAATAATGTCATAGTTAATGATGATAAAATCACCATCTTCCCATTTTTTACCCTCAATAATTGATGTTGGTCTATCTGAATAGTTTTCAATCTCACGTTGCCAGTTAATCTTCAAAGATGCTGGACAAATAATCAATACTTTCTTTGCTCCCGTTTCCAAAGCGGCAATAATAGTTGAGGTTGTTTTACCCAAACCCATGTCATCGGCAAGAATAAACTTTTTATTTTCAACCAACGATTTTATGGCTTCTTTTTGATGTTCAAGTGGTGGACGGTGAGAATACTTTTCATAATCAATTACCACATCCTTAACTTTATTGTCTTTTATCAAAGCAACCTTTGGAATCCAAAAGTCGTACACTTGTTCTGAATCAAAATATTTTCCCCAAATATGGTAGGCAGTATCTTTTTCAACCAAAAGTTTTTCAACATATACTTTTGTTGGAACAGATGAAAGTAATTTATCATTGGCAATTTTTTGTGCAAAGTATGAGTCAAGTTCAACCCACTTTTTAGCAACTTTTGGTGCCGTTTCGTGATAATTTAAAATGTATTCTGCTTGAGCTCGGGTTGGATAAAACTTTTTATTATCAATTTGTTTTTGTCTTAAACGTATGATGTAATTATTGGCACCCTGATACCTCTCTAACAAATCAAGAGCTTTTCTTTCTAACACAGAGACATTATATGTGTTTTCAGTATTTTCCAATCTAACAAAAGATAATCAATTTCAGTATATTTATCAAGTATGGCACAACAACTCGTTCCAATTACAAGATTAGGTAAATTTTTTGGTGGGGAAGATTTCTCATTAGACATTTCTATGGGTCGTGAATGGCTTGGTGGGGATATGAATTTTACTGTTGTACTTTATAGAGTTGACAGAACCAAAACTGTACAAGATGATGTTTATGGTGAAGTACAACAAGACGGAATACAATTTTTGGCACCAGTATCAATTAACGCATATGTTAGAATTGAAGAGGCTTCAGAACAATTTTTGGGAAATAGTAAAATCATTCAAAACGAACCTGGTTTATTAAAATTTGCCGTTTATAAACAGGAACTTGCCGATTTACAAGTTGAAATACAACTTGGTGATTATCTTGGATATTGGATAACTGAATCAGAGGTTAGATATTATTCAGTAATTGATGCGGGTATTCCTGATTATGACAATAAACACACTTATGGTGGATATAAAGGATTTTACTTTTCTTACACAGCAACACCTGTTAGTGAAAACGAATTTAGGGGTATATAATGAAAGTTATTATAACCGAATCACAATTCGATAATTTATTTTTGGGTAAAAAAGTGATGGTATATTATAATTTACACAAACATACTTTCTCAGTAACTTATGATAGTAAGGTTATTATGCATGCGGATTATGTTAAATTAGGTGATGTTGAGTTTAGAGTTAGAAAAGGTGGTAAAGAACGAGTTCGTTCAGAAAAATCAAAAAATGTTCACGCGTTTGTAATTGGAAACCTATTGGATTATTGTGAATACCCTTGTGATAACATTCCAAATCCACCGTCAGACATGATTGTGACTTATAACCCATATAAGTACGATTCATTTGTTTACAAAAAAAGTGAAGAGCCTGTTTATCGTGCAAAAGAAGTTGACATGATAAATTCACAAAATAAACTATTTGTAGTTAAAGAATAATGGCCTTACCAAGAAAACGAAAAGAAATTATTCCAACCATTAATCTTAAGCCCGAAAAAATTCTTTTGGCTCGTAGAGAACAATTGCTTGAGGATATTAAGTATGATGGAACTTATTTGCCAAAGTCGTTAATGCACCCCGAGTTAGATAGGGGATTTTTAGATTTTGTTAAAGAAGATTTACAAACAACGGTTGCTGGTAGTATAATACCAATGATTGATTTAATTATTACCACACAAAACTGGGCTCAATTTACAGAAACTTGGGACATTCAAGATTTGAATGGTAACCCAACACTGCCGTTTATTACTGTTGTTCGTCAACCTGAAGTTAAATACGGAAGCAATCCCGCCATTATTTACAACATTCCAAATAGAAAGGAATATTTTTACGCAGCCGTTCCATCTTGGAATGGAAACATCAAAGGTTTGGATATCTATAAAATTCCACAACCAGTTCCTGTTGATATTACCTACAATGTTAAAATTGTTTGTAATAGAATGAGAGAGTTAAATGAGTTTAACAAAAATGTAATTCAAACTTTTGCATCAAGACAAGCCTACAGACAAATCAATGGTCATTACATTCCAATTATTATGGGGAGTATTTCAGATGAGTCAGTTGTTGAAGTACAAAAAAGAAGATTTTATATTCAGAACTATGAATTCACAATGTTAGGGTTTTTATTGGATGAAGATGAGTTTGAAGTTGCCCCTGCGGTTTCTCGTGTGTTTAATACTTTTGAGGTGTCAGCACAAACATCAAGACCAAGAAGAAAAAAATATCCTGAAAATATTGATGAATATAATTTGGGTGTTTCCGTACCTAGTGGTTCAACACAAACTGATTTAATGGTTGATTATACTGGTGATTTTAATTTATTAACAAAAATAAATGTTACAAGTTTTGATGTCTACATAAGACCACAAGGACAATTAACATTTGATTATTATGGTAGTGACGTTTCATTAATACAAGTCAACACCAACGATACTTTAAGACTTGAGGTGACAAGTCGACCTAACGCCACATTACCTTCTACATTCAATTATGCAATTAAATTGTTTGGTGTAAATAGTGATGTTCCACCACCACCAAATTCAAACGCAAATCCACATTCATGATTCACCATAAATGTCTTTTTTAATTTGACATTTTTCTTTAATCAAATTTTCTAAAAACCTATACATCTTAATACCGTGTTTATCACAGTATTTCTTTAAAATATCGTGTGACTCCACTGATATCTTCAAATTCTTTATTTTCTTTTCCATAGGTAGAATAAAGGCAGAAAATAATCTGCCCATATTATAAATAGATATGATAAAGTAAAGTTTTTCTTAATTCTGTGAATATTTATCTATAAAATAAATAAAACTGAATAACTAAAACAAAATGGCAGTATCAAATAAAGTATTCGTATCTCCTGGTGTTTATACATCAGAGAGAGACCTTAGCTTCGTAGCTCAAAGTGTGGGGGTAACCACTCTTGGTCTTGTTGGGGAGACATTAACAGGTCCGGCTTTCGAACCAATTTTTATCACAAACTATGATGATTTTGAATCATACTTTGGCGGAACGATTCCCGAAAAATTCGTTAACACTCAAATTCCAAAATATGAGTTGGCATACATTGCAAAATCATATCTTCAACAATCTAACCAATTATTTGTAACAAGAGTGTTAGGTTTATCAGGTTATGATGCGGGTCCGTCTTGGTCAATCACGACAATTGCCAATGTTGACGGTAGTACTGTTGGTTTAAATCCATCAACAGGTTCAACATATAGTATTAACTTTACCGGTACTACTGGTGGAACTGAAATTACATACTCGACAACTTTCCCAAGTATTATTCAAACAGGTAATACTTACACACAATATAATGGTGGTGTATCAACAATTAATACACAATTATATAATCAAATCCAAACAATCATTAATAACTCAGGAACTACTTCGGGAGATTCGGCTTACATTTTTGGAACTGTAGCAGCGTCTGATTATGATTCGTTATTGTCAGGATATACTGCTCAGACAAACGTTTATAATGTATCAGGACTTTCTGAGTCTGATGCGGACTTTACATCACCAAGTGATGATACTTGGTATTATGCAAACTTTGATATTACAACAGGAGATGCTTACACAGGTTATTCTTTCTATAACGTAGTTTCATCAATCACTACCGCAGGTTCAGGTGTTTATACTGGTACAATAACAGGTAAGACTTACTCATATTCAGGTACTGCATATGAAGGTTGGAATGACGTAGTTGTTGCAACTTTACGTTCAAGAGGTATTTCATTGTTTACAACTGACCTTCACGGTCCACAATATCAAATAACAGGAACAACTGATGTTATATTAGATAATTCAGGTTCTTACTCAGGAATTTCACAAAACCCATTTGCTCAATTTGCAATATCAGGTTATACTGACAATGCTGAAACACCAGCTTCATTCTCATTTGTTACTTCAATGAATAGTAATGACGCTAACTATATTACTAAGGTATTTGGTATATCTAACTTTGGTAAGAATAGAGTTGAGACTCCATTGTTTGTCGAAGAACAATTCCAAACAATGTTAACATACGGTTATAATAAAGGTTACGTTAGAGGTATTAATTCATCTTTGATTAGTTTACCAGGTTTAAGAAACCCTGTTACAACAAATACTATCGCTAACTACTTAGAACAATATAAATCACCTGAATCACCTTGGGTTGTATCACAACTTTATGGTTCAACAGTTGAGAGATTGTTTAAATTCTACTCAATTGCTGATGGTAACAGTGCAAACACTCAAATCAAAATTTCAATTCAAAACATTTCATTTAACAATTTAAGTTTTGATGTGGCGGTTCGTGATTTCTTCGATACTGATGCTAATCCAGTTATTTTGGAAAAATATACTAATTGTACTATGGACCCAACAACAAATAACTACATTGCGGTTAAGATTGGTACTAGTGATGGTGAATACGCTTTGAATTCTAAATACATTATGTTGGAAATGGATGTTGATGCAAATCCTGAATCAGTACCTTGTGGTTTTGAAGGATATGTAATAAGGAATTATGGTTCAGCAACTCCTCCATTCCCAGTTTATAAAGTGGCTTACAACTTCCCTGGTGAAGTAATTTATAACCCACCATTTGGTGTTGTTACTAACCCACCATTCTCTTACACAGGTTTTGATAATAAAACTGTATCAGGTGGTGACAGAGTAAGAAGTACATATTTGGGTATTTCATCACAAATTGGTTATGACCCATTATTCTTTGAATATAAAGGTAAACAAAAACCACTTGATTTATGTGTTGAAAGTGATGCACCATCTTGGAACTACGTAACTAAAGGTTTCCACATGGATTCAGGAGCAACTGTTGTAAGTATTGTAACAGGTCCAACATCTGGTTCACCAGCATTTGATTGTGGTGTTGCTTCATTCCAAAGAGACCCCGAAACTTCAGCAAACCCTTACTACCAAATTCAAGCAAGAAAATTCTCTTTCTTATTACAAGGTGGTTTTGACGGTTGGGATATCTACAACGAAAGTAGAACAAATACTGATAGATTTATTTTAGGTGGTACTGGTTATCAAGCGGGAGCTTGTCCAACTACAAGATATCCTAACGCAACTGGTTGGGGAGCGTTTAAACCAATTGCAATCAGCAACTTCACTGACTTCGCAAATACTGATTACTACGCTTACTTGTTAGGTATTAACACATTCTCAAATCCTGAAGCGGTAAATATAAACGTATTTGCAACACCTGGTATTGACTATGTTAACAACTCAAACTTGGTTGAGGATTCTATTTCTATGGTAACATTTGATAGAGCGGATTCAATTTACATTTGTACAACACCTGATACTGCGATGTTTGCACCTGTAACAAATCCAGCTGATTTCATCTACCCAACTGAAGCGGTTGACAATTTAGATAACACAGGAATTGACTCTAACTACACAGCAACTTACTACCCATGGATTTTGGTTAGAGATACTGTAAACAATACACAGATTTACATACCACCAACAAATGAAGTTTGTAGAAACTTGGCGTTGACTGATAATATTTCATTCCCTTGGTTCGCAACTGCGGGTTACACAAGAGGTTTGGTAAATGCGGTTAAAGCACGTAAGAAACTTACACAAGAAGATAGAGATACTTTGTATCAAGGTAGAATTAACCCAATTGCAACTTTCTCTGATGTTGGAACTGTAATTTGGGGTAATAAAACATTACAAATTGCTGACACAGCACTTAACAGAATTAACGTAAGAAGATTGTTATTACAAGCTCGTAAGTTAATTTCAGCGGTGGCGGTTAGATTGTTGTTTGAACAAAACGATGCTAAAGTAAGACAAGATTTCTTGGATTCTGTAAACCCAATCTTGGACGCAATCAGAAGAGACAGAGGTTTATATGACTTTAGAGTTACAGTTAGTAATTCACCTGAAGACTTAGATAGAAATACTATGACAGGTAAAATTTACTTGAAACCAACTAAAGCATTGGAATTTATCGACATTGAGTTCTTGATAACTCCAACAGGAGCGTCATTTGAAAATATTTAATATTTGAATGATTAGAAAAAAAACATTAAACACCACATCGTCATTACTTGAAGGTTTTGACGATGTTGGTACGCCTGACATGAAATATTATGCCTTTGATTGGGATGATAATATCATGATGATGCCAACTAAAATTATCCTTAAAGATGAAAATGATAATGAGGTTGGTATGTCAACAGAAGATTTTGCGGAATATAGAAGTGAAATTGGTGTAAAACCATTTAATTACAAAGGTAGTACAATTGTTGGATATGCTGACGAACCTTTTCGTAATTTCAGAACTGGTGGTGATAAACAATTTAAAATTGATGCCATGAAAGGTAAACCAGGTCCCGCTTGGTCTGATTTTGTGGAAGCAATCAACAACGGGTCAATTTTTTCAATAATCACCGCACGTGGACACAACCCTGAAACAATTAAAGATGCTATTTATAACTTAATAGTTTCCGACCATATGGGTATTAATAAAGATTTATTAATTAAGAATCTTAGAAAATTCCGTGACTTTACAAACATGGAAGACAAATCGGATATGGAATTAATAAAAGACTATATGGATATGAACAAATATTATCCTGTTAGTTTTGGTACAGACGCGGGAGCTGCCAACCCCGAGGAATTAAAAGTCCAAGCAATGAAAGAATTTATTTCATATGTAAAAGGACAGGCAAAAGAATTAGGTAAAAAATTATATGTCAAAGATGATGTAAGAAATAACTTTATTCCTAATATTGGCTTTTCAGATGATGATTTAAAGAATGTAGAAGTAATGAAGAAGCATTTTGAAGATGAACCAGTTTTAAAGACTTATTCTACTGCTGGAGGAACTAAAACTAGATACTAAACGATGATAATTTTTAAAAAATTAAAGTAAATACAAAAATTTTCAAACAACGTGTATTTATAGATAAATAAACTAAAACAAAAAACTAAAAAGAATATACCATGGCTGATTTATTAATGAAAATGCCGGTTCCTTACGAACCAAAAAGAGCG